CCACCTATAGCTGCACCCGCTGCGATTGCCCCCATCTGTCCACCAGTAGCTACACCTATCTCAGCAAGAAGTCCTGTTGCTATGTCGCCCCCAGAAGGACTAAATGCTTGGTCAACTTCTTCTTGCGTAAAAGTAAATGAACCATCTTGCGGTGTTTCTGTGGGTGTACTTGCATTACCAAATGCTGCATCAACTTCTTCTTGTGTATAAGAGCTTACCATTATTTACCACCAATTGTTAACCCACCACCAGCGATACTACCAAGTAGTTCATATTGTTTATCTGTTAGTCCTGTTTTTTCTCTTGGCATTTCAAGTACGTTTTTAACTGCCTTATAATCTTCGGGTCTAAAAGAGCCTCTTTCAAATGCATTTTTTACAAATGTAATATTGCTTTGGTCTTCTACTCCCTGACTAGCATCACCTAAATACTTAAAAGGAGACATGACGGCATCTGCTATATTTCCCAAAACTCCTTGCTCTGCTGTAATCCCTGCATCTTTTAAAGCTTCAACTTGAGATACTGGCACAGGTTTGCCGTTTAGTACTACGTATGGCACACCATTCAAATTAAACTTGCTTCCTTCTTTTGTAGGGACTTGAGGTTTATCTTCCGATGTAGCAGCTGGTGTAGTAGCACCCGTACCGACACCATAAATGCTTCTTTCAATTGCATTTTTATCTTCTAGAACTTGAATCTGTGCTTGTTGATAAGGAGTCATTCTATTTTGATTTAATAAATTTACAGCTTGTTCAGTGTACCCATGTTTATTATATATACTAGCCACATTCATTGGATTACCAAGCTGCTCTGGAGTGAGACCTTTCATGTCTCTAGTAAAATCTGAAGCCCTTTTAATTTCAGGAGATAAATTACTTCCAGACTCTTCAATAAACCTATCTATTTGAGAGGCTATTTCGGGGCTATACAAAGAACCTTCTTGTCCTAAACTCTGCTCCAATACTCTTCTTTGTTCAATACCACTTTCATAGTCCCTTAAGTAATCGTCTTCACTTTTAACACCTAAGTAATCTTTAAGGCTTTCTCCAGCTGCTTTACCAAGCATACCACCAAACTTAGCATAGCCAGATAAAGGTCTTTCTCTTTGTTTTCCTTCAATAGCTTTTATAGTTAGTAAATTATCTTGTGTATCTTTTCTGCGTTGGTCAAGCAACTCTTGTGCAGTTTTAAACATTGTTTCAGCCATTATGAAATTCTCCCGTAATCAACTCTTAAGTACCCATCATCACCTTTCATAACAGCTTCAGGGAACACTAACATAGCTTCTTGTGCCATAACACCTATAGTAGGTTGGTCAGGGTGTGCAATCTTCTTACCCTCTTCGTTCCAATCCCAAGTGTACATATTTAAACCACTACCATACTTACCTAACTTAACAATGTTTTCTTTAAGTCTTATGTCACTAATACCCATCATCTGCATTGCAGCAGACGCAGCAGCCTGAGCACCACCTTGTCCCATAGACTGTCCAAAACTACCCATAAACTGCCCACCAATACTATTATTCTTAGCTTCTTGGTTAGCACCCATCATATTAGCAGATGCGTTCATTGCACTAGCAGCAGCATTTTGTCCTCCAACTAATATCTGACCAGCTTGAGCAGAAGCAGCGCCCCTTGCTTGTTCAGCAGTAAGACCAAGTTGCATAAGTTGAACTTCTCTATCAGAAACAGAACCACCAATACCAAACAATCCAGTACCACCAGCTAACAAGTTTGTTGCTCGTTGTTGTTCAAGAGCCTCATTGATACCAAACATACCAGACTCAATAGCAAATGCCTGTTGTTGTTCACCAAGGGCTTGTTCTCTAGATTGGGCAGCTAGGTTAGCTAACGTCTCAGATTGCGCTCTACCGAGTCCATATGCGTCAGGGTTTACCATACCACCTGCACCTGCTCCAGCAGCCTCTCCTGCAAGCATAAGCCCCATACGACCACTACCAAATAAGTCTGACTGTAGTTGTTGTCTTTGCTGTGCAAAAGCTGGTTCTAGTAGACCTGCCTGTTCAGAGTATATATCAGCAGTACGACCTTGTAAGTCTCGCTCAAACTCAAAAGGAGTTACCTCTCTTCCAAATGCTTCAGGTACTTCTTGTAATAACCCTTGCGCACCAAGGTAAGACTCTTGTTGAATACCTTTAAGAGGTTCTGATAAATCAACAGAGAAAGCATTTTTACCTTTATCCCATGTGGTACTACCTGTAGTAGTAGCTAAAGTGTAAGGCTTAAACTTAGCCTCCTCAGCAGCTTTCATTACATTCTTGTTTATCTTTACATTAGTAGACTGAGTATTGCCAAATAAAGCACCACTTAACCCTCCTCCACCACTACCCATTATACTATCTCCTCTACTGGTAATTCATAGAACATAAAACGGGATTCAAACCCATCTTCTTTAAAGACTTTACCCCAACCTTTTCTACCTTGTGACTCAATAACTTCACACCCAGTTGATTTAGCAAAGCCTTGTATTGTTTTTAACATATCTTCTTTCCAAAGTTCTAACTCTATACCACCAGTAAAAACCATATCTAATACTTTTTTCTGTGGGTATTGAGTAGGTTGAGTTACAACAAAGCCATAGATTTTATCTTCTTTATGCGCTATCCATAACTGTTGATGCGAGTTATTTTTTATATTGTTTTTAATGTCTTGTGCTGTAAACCTACCATAGGTGTATTTAGCACAACCTTCTAGATAATCTTTTATTTTATAATAAATAGTATCTACGTCTTGATTAGGGAAATGTGTTATTTTCATACTAGGCTGTACGCTTCCACATATATACAGTAATGAAAGGCTGATAGTTTTGGTTTGTACCGCTTACACCTTCATTATCAATAGTGATAACATGGTCATGTGCCCCAGCACTAGCTGTCCTACCAGAACTATTACCTGTATTCTCAGTAAACTCACCACTCTCATCATTATCAGTAGAACCACCCCCAGTTTTAGCTATTAAGTTATGGAAGTGGTTTCCCTCCGCCGCAGAATCAGCAGTGTGATTATGTTCTACCACTACGCTATCAGCAGTACCGCCAGTTTCTTCTGCGGAGTCCATAAGAGGGTTGCTACTGTCCAAGCTAATCATAACACGCCCAGCACCAAACACTACCCAAGTACCAAAACCTAATAAGGTGGCTGGGTTAGTGCCGTTACTTGCGTTAGTATAAATAGTTCCTACTGGGTATAAAGCCCGTATTGCTACTGTAGCAAAATTAGTAGTAGCTAATTGTGTTGTGCTTGTACCAACCGGAGCAGTAGGAGCAGTAGGTGTACCTGTTAGTGTAGGACTATTTATATCTGCCTTGGTGTTTACCGCAGTTTGAATAGCGTTATACTCATCATTGATTTCTGTACCACTTACAATTTTTAAAGGGTCGCCTGTCAATAAGGCATCCTTAGAAGCAAAGTCTGTGGCTTTTACATAGTTACTCATATCTTATAATACCTTTATTGTGTTTTTCCAGATTTAATAAATACATCTACTCTTTGAATACTAAGAGGCGCGCCATTAATTTCTGTTTCAAAACCTGCTTGTAACACCTTGCCACTACCACCCACAGAATTACTAACTGTTGCGATACCCACCCCACTAGAATACTCTGCTGCTGTATATTCATCTATACCATAGTAGTAAGGTGTGCCTTCTCCTTTAATAACATAGGTATAACTAAAATAATTAGTGGAGTAATCAAAGCCTAGTTTAGTTACAAAGGTTTGGTTGTCTGGTGCAATCAATGTTATACTTAGTCTCTTGGCTATCTTAGTAACATTACTGTTACCTAAATCAAAGTAGTTAGTGTAATACTTAAAGTTAAATGAACTGCCGTTATCTTGAGAACCAAAGTATTCAGCCAAGCCATTAGATTGACAGAACAATAACTTGCGTTCATCAGCATCATAAATAAAATTAGTATGCGATATACCTAACCACTTAGTAATTCTTAAAGCGCCATCAGGCAGTGGTGTCTTAGTATCAAAAGCATATATAATATTAGCACTTGGAAAATATAGTAGGTAGAAAGCAAAGTTAGGGCAGTACACAGCTTTAATGTTAGTATCTGTACCTTCATTCTCTACTAACGTAATCAAGTCATCACGTATGTTTTTAGATAAATCTCTTAGTGGTTGTGACTTCTCTTGAATAGTTCTACCTAAAGACCTAACACCTGTAGAAGATAGGAACATAATATCATCACCTAAGTTCTGTATAGTGTTGTGAGATATGCAACCAATACCTTCAATAGTCTCTACTAAAGATAAAGTAGTTACATCAAAACTAGCCTCAAAACTATCTGTGTCTTGAAACAACATGATAGAGTTTTTACAGAATACTACTAAGAAACCATTGTGTGCTCCTAGTCCAGTAATAACATCACTGTTCTTAGCAAATGTACCAGCTATGTTTAGTTGTCCAGCACTACCTGAACCCCACTTAGTACCATCTAACAAGTCAGAAAAGTATATAGTTGTTTTATTTGTTTCAGTTACAGCAGCCCACAATCGACCATAAGCAGACATTACTATACTAGCTTCTGGGGGAGTACCATCATAACCAGCAAAGGTATCTATTGTTTTAAATACTTCTGATGAAGTTTCGTTTGTATATACTAGGGGTTTGTATTCTTCTTGAAAGAAGTATGTTCTGTCATTAAGAGTAGCAGAAGACCAGTTTCCATCTTCTATTGTATCTGTAGTAGTAGGAGTTATAGGTATTAAATTTTCTAAGCCTTTGTAAAAAGTATCTTCACTCCAAGACAAGTTTAACTTAAGTCCTGCTAGGTCTGTAAAGATATGAGTACCTAATAAATCAACATTAGCATTATCACCTATAACACCACTAAGTTGTGTAGTTTGATATCTCCAGCCCTTACGACTGCCTAACCTACCATACTTATCTATTACACAGTTATCGGCTTGTAGGGCAAAGCCAGCTTCCAAGGTTACGCCAGACTCTTGAGTATTAAGACCAAAAAATCCTGGGGCTACGATTGATGCAGGTTGTAAAGGTTTAGCCATTATAAGTCACCGTACTAGAAGTTTCTTCCACAGTTAAAATACAACTAACACCAGTAGAACCAGCATTACCCCTTAGTTCATAGCCAGACTCTAGCATTACATAACCACCATTCATCTCTAACTCGATGTAGTCACCTGAACCTAAAGACTTAGACCCCAATACAACTATATCTACATCATTAGATATTTCTAAGTGTACGTTACTTACAGTAGAACCAGCACCATTAGACACAAAAGCTAATATCCATTTGGCTCTAGTGTTAGGTGGTACAGTATACAATAACGCTGTACTATCAGTAAGAGCAGCAGTAGTTAAGTTCTCTGTTAGTATGCTCTTAGCCCGCATTAGTGAGCCACCCAGATAATTTCTTCAGGGTGCTTACCACAGTCCAATGTGATAGCATCTGATAGGGCACGTTCTGCTATAGCGTAGGCAGTAACAGGATTGACACCACCATCTTCACCACGTTCCTCAATAGCCATAGCATAGGCTAATAACTCTACAGGTTTAAATGGAATTTTAATAGTGTCTGACTCTGCTTCTAAGTCAGGCTGACGTTGTACTATGTTAAACCGTAACGTGTAAGTATCATCAGGTATAGGATATAAATCTACTTGAGTATCTCCATCAGAACTAATACCATTAAAACTGTAGTAGTAAGGAGAACCTGTAGCTGGGTCAGAGTTTAAAAACAACCCATTAAAACTATGAGCCTCTTTATATTGAAGGAAAAAATTATCAGTATCATTAATTACATCTAACACATCAAAGTTATTTTGACTACCATTTAACTCATAACTAAAAATACCAGACGTAGTAGTTGCCGTTAGCGTAGTACGTAAAGCAGACCATTTCCATGCTTCCTCCACAACTTGTTTAGCGTCATTAACGAATACACCGATAAGAGCAGAGTAAGGGGTTTCTTCTACAGACGTAACTGTCCTCTCTCTTAATCTCTTTAGGATTTTATTTACTGTTTCTAAATAAGTCATAGTTATTATTTACTTCCTAAAATAAATTTTATTTATTGTATCATATTTTGAATAGTTTGTCAAGTCTTTATTTGACTTTATTTCTTCCAGTTAGCTAAACCCTTGATTCCAAAGGAAGCTGCTATTGCGGCTGCTAGAAAACCTTTGTAGTATTCTGGCATTGAGTTTAAAACTGCGAAACCCTCTTGAATGTAGGGTACTAAGCTGGGGATGAACGCACCAATCATAGGTATAGAAAGTACAATGACGAACCATTCGTCCTTCCATGATGTCTTGCTACCTTCAGCCATCATCTTTTCCCAGTTCTCTTCGGACTGCATAGCTTTAATCTTTACTTCCTGTTTAACCTTTACCTCTTCTGCTTTACCTTGCATCCATGTAGTAGCTAGTCCCCCAACAATCTGAAGTAGTTGTATCATAAAGTTTTCCTATTAAAATACAAAGTTAAAAGAAACACCAAAGGTATAGGTTACTTGTGTTGCGGTTACATAAAAACTTACTGTCACTTATCTGCCTTGTTATCTAGTTTGTCTTCGATACGGTTAAGAGTATCTTTAATGTCAGCTAAAGCTATTTGAAAATCATCGCGCCTAAGATATATATTAGGGATGTTTCTTTCTATCTGCTGAATGTCCAACCTTAATCTGCTGATAGCATCCCATACTGCTCTTAGATACCAGCCAACAAAAATAGATATAAGAGCAAATGTTGCGTTAAATAAATCTTGAAAGTCCATGTAATAACTACTCCGGTAACAATGTTTTTAATTCTTCTGCACTAGTTGCGTTATCCATAGAGGTTTGCAACAGTGCATCCTCTTCTCGTATAACTTGACGAGCAGCTTCAGCAGCCACGGCTTCAGCAGGAATGGTAGCTTTAATATCTAGTGGTGCAAACTTTTCATTACGTACTGACCTACGTACATTATGTGCAATCTCTTTAGCTTTGTCTAAATCCACCACAACTTTCATTATTCGATACTCCATGCGTCACGAAAGGTACGGTCTGTTGGAATATCAGCTACATCTACAATCTCGTAGCTCACTCCTTCAGGGACATCTTTAAGGGCTAACTCTACTGATATGGCAGGTACAATAATTGCAACACCGCCTTCGTTGTTTATATATAAAATTCTTTTATTCATTAAATGCCTCCGAAAATAGCTACACTTGCTGTAATAGGGTCATGGTTAATATTGGTGGAACCCCCTTGATATTGACCCACATTAACCCCTATAGATGATGTCGTTATTTCTCCACTTTTAGGTTTTGCTACGTTAGTATTACCATCGTGTTGAAATGACATTGCATAAGAATAGTTTGCATTTGAAAAGGTATTTGTGAAATTAACTGTATAATCTCCAGTTCCGTTATCAGTAATAGAACTAACATTGCCACTATCTGCAATAGTTACTGTGCCCGTACCATTAAAGTTTACCCAAGCAGTGCACGGGAAATACTCTCTAGTACCTGCTTCATTCTTTATTGTGTCTACATTTAAAGATGTTGCTGTTACTGAGCCATCTACTTCTAAGTCGGTAGAGTTAATTAAGTTAAGAGAATCTTTAGTTATTCTAGCAACAATAGTGTTAGAACCATCCTCCTTAACAGCAAACTCTATAAGACCATCTTCTGTACCATCAGTAACATCACTAGTTTTACCAGTAATCTTAGCGTATATAACTTCTTGGTCTGCATTGTTCTCACCAACAAACTTAAGTTGTCCTAAGTAATCGCCATTAGCAGGTGAGGCACTATTACGCTTTAACTCAATTATAGGTGCGGCACTACTGCTATCTTCTGTTGTAGTAAGAGTAATACTTGGAGTAACTGTACTTGTGCCTGCTAGGCTTATATTACCCGTGCCAGTAATATCGTTACTATTTAAGTCTAGGTCTCCGCCCAGTTGTGGAGTAGTATCATCAACTACGTCACCACCTGCAACATTATCCCATGAAGTAACTGTACCATTAGTAGTTAAAAACTTGCCAGCGTTTCCAGTTTGGCTAGGTGTAAAACTAGCAGCAGTAACTGCACTAGCTGCAGCAGCAGTAGCTGAGTTAGCTGCGTTTGTCGCAGATGTACCAGCATTGGTTGCAGAAGTAGCTGCATTTGTTGCACTTGTAGTTGCGCTGGAAGCTGATGAACTTGCACTAGTAGCACTAGAAGCTGCATTGGTTTCCGATGTGCTGGCATTAGATGCGCTTGTAGAAGCCTCAGAAGCCTTTGTAGTGGCTGTTGATGCACTACCCGCTGCACTACTAGCACTGGAGGAAGCAGAGCTGGCAGAGGAGCTTGCAGACGATGCTGAAGCTGCTGCGTTAGTTTCACTTGTACTGGCATTGGACGCTGAAGTAGAAGCATTGCTTGCTGCTGTTGATGCAGTTGATGCACTACTAGATGCACTTGTAGCAGAA